TAAATATCTTAAAGAATCAACAACCGATTATGATTCTAGAGATTTGAAAGCATTGTTTTCAGAAGCTCTTGCCTACTACGATTTGTATCTACTTAAAAAAAGCAATAATAAATCTGAAGCACAAAAGTTAGAATCAATGCTTGTTCCTAAATGGGAGGAAGGATTAAGAGCAGAGATAAGAACATATCTTGATGAGGTATGATAATTTTACAAATTATATTGATTTTTATTATTATGTATGTTGGTTTGACACTATACTTCCAACATCGAATGGATAAAAAGCACAAAGCATTCAAAGAAAAACTAAACAATGAAAGCAAAAGACAAAGTAAAAAATCTGCTGACTAAGTATCCACACTTTAGAGATTCGGACAATAAGCTCATTGCAGCCTATTGGTTTGAAGAATTAAAGAGAAACGGTATGAATCCAAATGAAATGAGTGGAATGGACTTTCTTCATTATTTTGCAGACTCTAAACTTACTAACAGCGAAACGATCCACAGGTGTAGGAGAAAAGCACAAGAGCAAAACAAAGAGTTAAGAGGTAAAAACTACGAAGTAAGACAAGACAAGATGCAAAAGCAATGGAGAAAAGATTTAGGCTATGACAATAAATAATGAAGATAATATGGAGTTAATGTCAAGGTATGAAGATAATTACTTTAACCTAGCTATAGTAGACCCACCTTACGGAAAAAACCCTCATAGAAATAGAGACGGTTTAGGACTTGCTAAAAGAAATTATGAAAGCGGTAGTACACAATGGGATAATAAACCTATGAATGAATATTGGTATGAACTATTTAGGGTAAGTAAAAATCAAATAGTATGGGGTGGTAATTATTTTATTGAACACTTACATTCTACAAATTCTTTTATTTTTTGGGATAAAGAAAAGCGGTTAGAAAATTACGCAGATGGCGAATTGGCTTGGACATCTTTTAATAAATCTGCTAAAAAATATACTTTTGCTTGGAACGGAATGATTCAAGGCGATATGAAAAACAAAGAGCAAAGAATACACCCAACACAAAAACCCGTTAAGTTATATGAATGGCTACTAATGAACTACGCAAAAGAAGGCGATAAGATATTAGACACACACTTAGGTAGTGGTTCAATAGCTATTGCGTGCCACAATCTCGGATTTGATTTAACAGCTTGCGAATTAGATAAAGAATACTACAACGCTGCTATAAAAAGAATAAACAATCACAAAGCACAAGCTAGACTATTTTAGTTAACAACTTTGTTAACAACTAGTTACTAACATATTAGGCTATTACTTTTTTTTTACTATTATGCGATATGCTAACGAACGCGTTATGTAAAGAACTTAAAGGTATAGCTGAAAACTTTATACCTGCAGAACATTTAGACGACCTTACGCAGGAAGTATTTTTATACTTATTAGAAATGCCTAGTGGTAAGTTAGAGCAACTTATAGAGGACAAACAAATAAAGTATTATTTTATACGACTGTGTAAAAATAACTACTACAGCAAAACGTCTAAATACCATTACAAATATAGAAAGCCTTACGAACGCGAACTAATAGACGTTATAACAAACGGCAAATATTCTATAAAGAAAAAACACGATACGGCGGATTTATATTTTATAGAAGGCGACGGCTATATAGAAGACAGCGAATTAGTTAACGAAATACTAAGCGAGATGTATTGGTACGAACGCGAATTATTTAAGCTGTATGTACTAGGCGATAACGAGGGTAGGCGATATACTTACACTACTTTGTCTAACAAAACTAAAATTAGCAGAATGTCTATATATACTACATTAAAAGTAGTAAAAAATTATATAGCTAAACGCCTTAAAGAAATTAGGCAAAATGACATATAAAGAATTTGTACAGTTTATAGAATATAATATACCTTGTATAGAATTTTATAACGAAGAAGGAGAGTTAGAGTATAGCGTAGATATTGCAGAATATTCATTCCAAGATATAGACGTAATATTAAGCAAAGAATACGAGCCGTACGGAATAGTTAAATTACAAAGACATGACAAAGAGAAAGCCGAATCTAATGATAAAAGCGTATAACCTGTTAAAAGCAAGTTATAAGCATGCAAAAAATGGTTTTGAAACGACAGACGCAGGAACTTACTACGACAGAGTACATATTTGCAGTAGGTGCGACGATTACGACGATAGCGACTGTAGCTGTACTGTATGCGGTTGCCCTATTTCTGATAAGGCTTCGTGGAGTAGCGAAACATGTCCAAAAAACAAATGGTAGTAACTAAAGAACAAAAAGCTAGAGCCTTAAAAGTATGGCAGCACATAAAGACTAGCAAAGCAGATAGCCACGAAAGTAAGGCAGAAATGATTAGCCTACATAACGAAATATATAAAACAAATTATAAATTAACTAGCAACTGCGGCGCGTGTTTACGTAGCTGCTTTAATGGTATAAAACAGATAGTAGAAAATGAAGCACAGTAAATACTATTACGACTACACACGTAACGGACGTACAGGCGTACCTGAATACTATATAGGTAAGACACATAAGTACGAAGCGTCTAAAGTTATAGAAGACTTCCAAGCAGATAACTATAACATAGGCGTAGCTATTGCCTACTTGCTACGCTGCGGCAAAAAGGAAGGTAACCCTGTAGAACAAGAAATAAGAAAAGCTATAGACCATTTACATTTTGAACTAAACAGAATAAACGCAGACAAAGAAACAGAAGCTAACTTAGTATATGCAAATACAGACATTACAAATAAGTAATATAAAACTAAACAGTAATAACCCTCGTATAGTTAATAAGGCAAAGTTTGAAAAGCTAAAGCAGTCTATAAAAGAACTGCCTGAAATGCTACAGCTAAGACCGCTAATACTAAACGAAGACAATGTTATACTAGGCGGTAATATGCGTTATAAAGCGTTAGTAGAATTAGGCTACACAGAAGTACCTGTAATACGTGCAGAAAGTTTAACAGAAAGGCAGGCGCAGGAGTTTTTAATAAAAGACAATCTAAGTTATGGCGATTGGGATTTTGATATATTAGCTAACGAGTGGGATAGTGTAGACTTAGAAGAATGGGGGTTAGACGTATGGCAGAACGAAGACGATAAGATAGCTAACGAAAAAGAGCCTAAAGAAGTATGCGAATACTGTGGCAAATAATATACAAAATTACACACTATGCAAGATAGAACAGTAAAAGGTAAAGTAGCTATGTTAGAAGCGTTAGAACAAACGCTAGGCGTAGTTACTACAGCTTGTAAAATGGTAGGTATAGAACGTAAGACGCATTATAATTGGTTAGAACAGGACGAAGACTATATGTTAGCTGTAAAGAGTATAGAAGACGTAGCTATAGACTTTGCAGAAAGTCAGTTACATAAGCAGATAAAAAAAGGCAGCACGTCTGCTACAGTATTTTACTTAAAGACAAAAGGTAAAAAGCGCGGTTATGTAGAACGCCAAGAACACGAACTTAGCGGCGGTGCTAATCCTATTAACATACAAATAGAAATTGACGACGACTAAGCTAACAAAGAAACAAGGGTTAGCGTTAAAGTATCTAAAGGATAACGTTACTACAGAAGTTTTATTCGGCGGTTCTGCAGGTGGCGGTAAGTCTTACTTAGGTAGCGTATGGCTAATATACTTATGTACTAAATACGAAAGCATACGCTGTCTTATGGGCAGGAGTAAACTAGACAGCTTAAAGAAGACTACACTAAATACATTCTTTGACGTTTGCAAACAGTTTGGTATAAAGGCAAACGAACACTATAACTATAACGCACAAAGTAATATAATACGCTTTACCAATGGTAGCGAAATAATATTAAAAGACTTGTTTCTGTACCCTTCAGATAAAAATTTCGATTCGCTAGGTTCGTTAGAAATTACTGCAGCATTTATAGACGAAGCTAACCAAGTAACAGAAAAAGCTAAACAGATAGTAAGCAGTAGAATACGTTATAAGTTAGACGAATATAACTTAACGCCTAAATTACTTATGACTTGTAACCCTGCTAAGAATTGGGTGTATAGCGATTTCTACAAGCCATACAAAGAAAGCAGAATACCTACACACAGAAAGTTTATACAAGCGCTCGTAGACGATAACAAGCATATATCTAAACACTACAAAGAACAGCTACTAAAACTAGACGAAATAAGTAAGCAAAGGTTACTGTATGGTAATTGGGAATACGACGACAGCGAAGACAAACTAATAAACTATAACGCTATACTGTCTGCTTTTGAGTTAGACAATACACCTACAGGCGAAAAGTTTATAAGCGCAGATATAGCGCGATACGGTAAAGACAAAACCTGTATTATATATTGGAATGGTTTACGTGCAGAACAATTTACAGTAATAGAAAAGAATAGCGTAACAGAAGCAGCCGAAGCTATACGTAAGCTACAGCAAACATACAGCGTGCCGCTAAGTAACATTATAGTAGACGACGACGGAGTAGGTGGGGGTGTACGTGATATATTACGCTGTAAAGCGTTTGTAAACAATTCTAAGGCACTTAAAGGCGAAAACTATATAAACTTAAAGACACAATGCTATTACGCTCTTAGCGACGCTGTAAATAAGTCTAAGATATATATAAGCACTAATAACATAACATACAAAAATTACATAGTACAGGAATTAGAACAAGTTAGGCGTAAGAACTTCGACAAAGATACGAAGCTACAGCTAATAAGTAAAGACGCAGTTAAAAGCGCTATAGGGCGTTCGCCTGACTTTAGCGACGCTTTAGCTATGCGTATGTATTACGAATTAAAACCGCAGGGTAAGTATTATATACAATAGAAAACGACAGCCGTTAAGCTGCCGTCTACTAAAACAATGAAAAGTCAAAAAGCTATTATAGCTATAAAGAAATGCAAGTATAACGAAAATTAAGTTTTTATATTTTATATTATGGAGTTAGTTATAAACAACGATAAATACTATATACCTAACAAGTGGAATGAAGTAGCTTTAGGCTGTTACATGGAGTTTGTAAAGCACTACGACGAAGAAGCAGAAGAAGTACAAAAGCAAACCGTACTACTATCTGCGTTTACAGGTGCGCCTATAGATATGTTAGGCAGCATAAAAAAGAAAGTGTTAGATAAGGCAGTAGAACGACTAAACGAATTATTTATTAAGCCTGCTAACAAAGACCTAAACCTAATAGTAAATATTGACGGCGTAGACTACGGCTTTCACCCTAACTTAGCAGACTTAAAATTAAAAGAGTTTGTAGACTTAGATAACAAACTAGAAAAAGGGTGGGAAGCTATGGACGCTGTAATGTCTATACTGTACAGACCTGTAGTAGAACAAAAAAAAGATAAATATAAAATAGAAGAATACGACTTTATAAGTGCTAACAAAAGGGCAGAAATATTTAAGAAGCAAATGTCTGTAGATACGGTAAACGGTGCAGCCGCTTTTTTTTTGAATATAGGAATAGACTACATAGCGATTACGAAGGCTTATTCAAAAACAATGCCGCAGAGGACAGCACGCCGCAAGGCTATAAAACAGACGAAGAAATATTTAACGAAAACTACGGCTGGTATCAAATAATATATAACCTAGCGCAAGGCGATATATTAAAGTACGACCTAGTTTTGGAAAGGACAGTAGACGAAGTATTTAACTATATAATGTATACGACTGATTTAGCACACATACAAAACAAACAGAAATAATGGCAATATATCAAGGCTTTAACATAAAAAACATAACGCTAGAAAACTTATACAAAAAGATTAGCAGCGTACTGTCAGGCAACGTATTTGTAACTACAGTAACTAAAGGCGACATATTCGAAGTAGACTTAACAGAAGTAAACTACCCTTTAGCACATTTTGGTATAACAAGTGCTAACTACGATACTAACACATTACAGTATGTATTTCAAGTTATTGTAATGGACTTAGTACACAAAGACGAAAGCGACGAAGAAAACGTATTAGGCGACTGCTTACAAGTTATAGGCGATTTAATAAGCCAACTTAAATACGAAGACGACGACGACTACGGCGACTTTATAAACGACGTAAGGTTATTAGACAGTGTAAGCTGCGAGCCTTTTACAGAACGTTTTGATAATGAGGTAAGCGGATTTACAGCTACAATAACTATAGAAGTAGACTTTAATTCTTCTGCTTGTACAGGCGATATATAAATAGTTGATATATAAATAGATATAAAAAAAGCGTAACAGCAAAGTAACACAAACAATAGATATATATATAATATAAATAGTAATATAATAGATAGTATAATATAATATAAAGTATAATAGAAAATGGCTACTACAGTAACAACACAAACACTAACAGTTAACATAGGCGAAAGCATTACCATAAACGGTACTACTTACGACCAAACAGTAACAAAATCGATAGCAGGAATAGGCAACGTATCTAAAAGAATACATACAATACCTGCAGCATCTACTACAACACTAGCAACGTTTGCAAGTGCAGGCACAGGCGCTAACTTTGACGTAGAAGACTTAAAGTATATGCGTCTAACAAACTTAGACGATACAGAAAACTTAATACTAACTTTAGCTTTTAACGCTACTTCGGCTGCAGTAGAACTAAAAGCAGGTTGTAGTATTACCTTGTTTTCTCCTAACGGATTAGGCGCAGGTAGTAGCGCAGCTATAACATCACAGGACGATATAGAAAGCTTATTTGTACGCAATAATCATGGCGGCAATACTGTAGATTTAGAAATGTTTGTAGCGACGGTATAGTGAAAACAAAAAACGTAGAAAAAGTATTTGACACTTTTGGTAAGAAAGTAGTAGGCAGAGCAAAGTCTATATTGTCTTCTAAAAGTGTTAGCGGTAACTTAGCAGACAGTCTAGGCTACCAACTTAAAGTATACGATAGTGGCGCTTTAGAATTACAATTTTTAGGCGCAGGATATGCAAGGATAGTAGACGAAGGTGTAAGAGGTTCTACAGGTAAAGCACACCCTAAAAAGGGCAAAGTATTAGCACCTAAAAGTCCTTTCAAATACACAAACAAACAGCCGCCTAGTAACGTTATAGACAAATGGGTAGTACGTAAAGGACTAAGCGCAGCACGCGACGAACAAGGTAGGTTTATACCGCGTAAAAGTTTAGTCTTTGCAATAGCTAGAAATATAAAGTTATTCGGTATAGAGCCGTCTAACTTTTTTAGCGACGCACTAAACGAAGAAATAAAGAACCTACCTAAAGATATAGCTAGAGCCTATGCAAAGGATGCTAGCAAATTTATAGCAACAGTAACACAAAACATGTAACATGCCATCAGTATTACAATTTCCAACAAAAAGATTACAGCCTGCTTATAGTCGTTTAATGTTTGTCTTAGGCGAAAATCAAAATACTATAGCAGCCGCTTTTTATTATAGATATGTAGTTAAATGTGAAATACGCGAGTTTTTTCCTGACGACGGACTAATAGGACAAGAAAACCACGAAATAACTTTTAAGATAGCGCCTAATAAAGAAAAAAAGGGTGTAGTAGATTTGTCTAACGTTGTTAAAGATTACGTTACGACAGACATACAAAGCCATTTGAATAATTACTCTATACACAAAACACAAAACATAGTTGACAATTTAAGGACAGTTATAAGGGTTAAACTTTATATAGGTAAAGAAAGTACTAATAGTCCTTTAGGCGCAGTAACTAGCGATATAGCTAATTATGCTGCTTACGAATACCTAATATTTAACGGCTGCCAACAAGATAAAGACGGTTTAGAATTTAATTTAGATAAGTATTTGTTAACGACAGGTGTAAGCACAGGAGAAAACAATTTTTTAACTTGTTTTGACCACACAGTAGAACGCAAGGTAAGACTAACAGACTACGGTACTGTAGCATTTGTTAACGGTATTTTAGGTAATTACGACGGTAGCACTATTATAACGAACATAGGCGGTATATTTGTTAAGTTTTACGATTCAAGTGGCACAATTATAACAGGCGACGGCGGCGCAAGTACAACACTAGATATAGAAAATACTGCTAACCAAGCTGTTAACGTACAAGGCGATTGTATAAGGTTTGCAGGTGTAGCACCTAAAAACTTAACAGACGCAGGACATACCATACCTGCTAATACAGACTACTACGAGGTATACGCATATCAAGAAAACGTAGCAGGTAACCCTGCAAATAGTCAAACATATAAATATAAAATAGTAGGCGAAGACTGCAAAGGACATGAAACAATACGTTTAGCTTTCCTTAATAGGGTAGGCGCTTACGACTACTACAACTTTAACAAACGTAGTACGCGTGTTACAAATATAGACAGCGAAATGTTTACTAAGAATACAGGAAGTTGGCAAAAAGACACATTTAGCTACGAAACATACGAACACAAAAACACTACGCTAAACGTGCAAGCTGTAGAAACTATAGAGTGTAACACAGAATACATAACAGAACTAGAAGCAGAAGGGTTAGAAGAATTGTTTACTAGTCCGCGTGTTCTTATGTACGACGATGAAACAAAATGGCAGCCTGTTAACATAACAGAAAAAAGCTACACTAAACAACGTAACGTAAGCGATAAGCTTATACAGTATATTGTAAGTGTAGAAAAATCAGTAGCAAAACGTATACAAACGAACTAATGATTAGACTACAAGCAGTAAACCAAGTAACAGGAGTAGAAACAGAAATAGATTTATTTGGCGACGAAACTATATCTATAACACTTACAGTAGACGACCTACGCGACTTTGGTAATAAAAACGCTTCGTTTACTAAAGACTTCGACTTACCTGCTACAAAAAATAACAATAAGTTTTTTGAACAAGTATATAACCTAGACGTAGACAGTAGCTATAACCCTAGAGCAAAAACCGAAGCTGTAATATCGGATGACGGCGTAGTAATTTTTAGCGGTTCTATGTATCTTAATGAAGTGCTAGAAAAAAACGGTTTAATAGTTTACAGAGTTAATATATTTTCAGAAGTAATAAACTTTATAGACGCTTTAGGCGAATCTACGCTAGCAGACTTAGACTATACAGACTTAGCACACACTTACAACGCAACTAACGTAGCTAACAGTTGGTCTGACCAAGGTATACAGTTAACTGCAGGCGGTTTTACAGATAATGTATTTTACCCTTTAATCGACACAGGTAACATAGAATATAATAATGTAAACGGTTTGAACCTTAGTTACCATTCTGCATTAAATTATATACCCTTTGTAAAGCTACATTATATACTAGAAAAAATGTTTGACTTAGCAGGCTTTAGCTGTGATAGCAATTTTTTTGACACTACGTATTTTAAGTCGATATATACAGATACTAATACTGATAGCCAAGCAAACGACTACACATTTGACACTATAGAAGTAAAGTTAGTAGGCGGCGGCTTTGGTTTTGCTACACAGGTAATAGACGGCGACACTACAGTAGATTTTGACCAAGAATTTGACGACGCAAACAGCTTATATAATTTAAGCACAAATACTTATACTGCGCCTTCAGATAATATAGAAGTATATATAAGTGGTACAATAGCTTTTGAGGGTAAAAATGGCGACAGTATAGAAGTTTTTGCAGAAGTAACTATAGGCACTACTACTACTAACATAACCTTAGGAACTGGTATAGTAAATAACAATGCTTATACTACAGGTCAATTAGACGCAAACGACGTTATAACAGATAAGGCAAATTTTGGCGATACTATACAGTTAGAAAATGCAGGCGATACAATAATAATTAAGGTTAAGACTTTAGAAGACACAGACGGTACAGACGATTTTCCGAGAATTACAGACAATGGTCAAACCATTAACTTTCAAGCTGAACCTGACGTAGTTTTACAAGACTACGATACACATTGTTTTTTCGGTACTATAAGTAACAATATTAGTATTGACGTAAAAATGAAGACATACCGACAGGACACAAAACTAGCGGACATTTTCAAAGATTTAACAAAATTATTTAATTTAGTAGTAGAGCGTGTTAATGATAGGCGTATAAAAGTAGAACCGTATAACGACTATAATCAAAACGGTGTTATAAGGTACTGGGAAGAAAAAATAGATAGAAGCGAAATAAAACAAGATTTTTACCCTATACCTAGTAAAATTACTTTCGCCTACAATAATGACGAAGACGACTATATGATTAATGTTTTTGAATCTATTTTTAATGGCTTTTTAGATGCAGGTAGTTTAGGAGGTATGCAAATATATCCTAACACTACACAAATAGACGAACAAGAAATTAAATTAGAAGTTTTTAGCTTTACAACTTATAACGGTTATATACCTACGATATATACAGAAGTAGATTTACAGCGTATACCATTCCAAAATAAACCTAGATTAGTACATAAAATAGGTGTACAAGAAGCTGCGTCTACAGAAGACGCTATAAACGTAGTTACTACAACTTCTTACGGTTATGCACAGGACAGCATACAATATAACGACACAATGCAGGGTTTATATTTTTCTCCTATTTATGGTAATGGTTCTTTATATCAAACTTTTTGGCACGATTATATACAGGACAGATATACAGAAGACGGCCTAATACTAAACGTACGTATAAAACTTACTGCAGGCGATATAGCTAACTTTTCATTTGCAGACTTAATTATAATAGATAACCAAACGTATAGAGTAAATAAGATTAGCTACCAAGCAGGTAGCAGCGAATTAGCAAAAGTAGAATTATTAAAAGTATTTATAAATAAAGGTGGCGCATTTGGCGCGCAAGCGTTTAACTAATGAGTATAACTAATATAAAAAATATAGAAAGTGTAGGTGCTACAGGTAAAGTA